TAATACGTCCGTATCTTGGCTCTTCAAGGCAATTATTAGCTAACACAAGGGTTGAATGTGCCTTTAGCGTAGAACTTGCAGGATCGACAGCAGCAGGGACCGCTCCTAGAGTGGGAAAAGCTTTACGTGCGTGTGGATTTAGCGAAACCATTGCTGCTAATACAAGTGTTACTTACGCACCTGTTTCTGGGTCGTTTGAGTCAGCAACTATTTATTACAACGTAGATGGTGTCTTACATAAGACCACAGGTTGTCGAGGCAGTTGGGCTTTAGAAGCTTCTGTAGGAGAAATTCCTAAATTGAATTTTTCTTTCCAAGGCATATATGTGGCTCCAGCAGATGTAGCTCTTCCTACGGTTAGTTATGGAAATCAAGCAACACCATTAATTTTCAAAAATGGAAATACAACTGGATTCCAATTTTTGTCGTATAACGGTGCTTGTCAGTCTATTGAATTTGACGCTGGTGTAACGACCACCTATATGGAATTAATTGGAGGAACAAAAGAAGTACACATTATTGATCGAAACTCTGTCGGTAGCGTGACTATAGAAGCACCAAAGATGGCAGAGAAAGATTATTTTGCTGCTGCTTTAAGTGATACGTCTTTAGGTAATTTGGCCTTTACTCATGGATCAGACGCTGGCAATATTGTTCAATTTACTTCAAGTAAGATTGATATAGGAGATGTAGCTTATTCAGAAGAGAATGGAATTGTAATGGCTGAAATCCCTATCACTGCATGTCCATCTACCAGTGGTAACGATGAGTTCTCGTTGATATATAGGTAAAAGGGGGCTTACGCCCTCTCTTTTTATGAGTAGAGTGGCAAAGTATCTCTATTAATTATCTAATGAGTTTTATAAGGAAGAAAATTTCTGCCTATCCTTGGCCTGTTGAAATAAAAAAACCTTCAGAAACAAAACCAGGGGAATTTGAAAGTTCTACTTTTATTATTAAATTTAAAAGATTAAAGAAGTCAGAACTTACAAAGTTTGAAGCTGAACAAGATTATGGTGCTTTAAAAAAAATTATTGTTGGATGGAGTCAAATTCAAGATGAAGAAGGAAAAGACATTCCTTTTACTGAAAAAGAATTAAAAGCTTTTTCCGAAGACGTTGATTTTGTTGCTGGAGTGGTTCAAGCATTTGGTGATTTCTATAAAAATGCAAATGCAAAAAACTAACTGATGCTGCTCTTTATTGGGTTTCGGGTGGCAGCGGATCAAATCAACAGGTAGATGAAGATGCCAAAATATTTGGCATAAAATTACCTGAGAAACCAGAAGTAGATACAGAAGAAAATGGTCAATGTCTTGTCTGGGAAGAGAATTGGGAAACAGTCTTAATGTTTTTAAGAATGCAAACTCAATGGTCTATGTCTTTTGGTGGAGTTGTAGGTCTTAAATATGAGGTGTTGTTAAGTGCAGGAGGCTTATTTGACATATACAATGTAGAGAACAGACGAGAGATGTTTGAGGATTTAAAAATCATGGAATCTGCTGCTCTCACCGAAATGAATAAGAAGGGTTCTTGATATGGCAAAAGTTGTTGAAGTTGTTTCTTTAAAACTTGATTTACAAGGCTTTGCACAGTTGCAAGGTTTAGGCAATAAATTTAAAAAATTAGAAAATCCAATTAAATTAACTGGGCAAGGTGTAACAAGATTAAAAAATGAAATTTTAGGTTTAGGAAAAGTAGTTCCTAATACTGTTGGTCATTTAAATAATCAAGCTGATGCTTTAAGAAGAGTTCGTCAAGATGTAGAGATTGGTACACAAGAATTTAGAGAACTTACAACAGAAATTAACAGGGTAAATAATGCAATAACTAAAGCCAATGCTTCGATGAATAAAACGAAGTTTGGTCGTAAGGATATGTTCCAAGGGTTAGGCACAGTTGCTGGTGCTACTGCGTTTGGTGGCCCTTTACCTGGCATAACTGGATTAATTGGTGGTGGAATAAGTAAACTTGCTGGCGAAGGATTTGCTGCTGGTACTCTTCCTGGTGTTGCAGCAGGTTTTGCATTAAAGCCTGCTGTTGAGGCAGTAAGTGGCGCAACTACATATGCAGCAGATATAAACAAATCAAAAATTGCGTTAGAAGGAGCAACCAAGATAGAAGGAGATCCAGCAGCTTCTATGGAGGCATATAAAGATGCATTAGCAACTGCTGCAAGAGTTACTAAAGAGTTCAATGTTCCTCAAGAGATAGCAATTAAAGGTATGACTCGGCTAAGTGCTGCGGTTATTGGTGCTGGAGGAAATGTACATAATGCTTCTTTGGCATTTACAAGTGTAATTGCAGCTATTAAAGGTACAGCAGGTAGCTCGGAAGATGCCAAAGCAGCGATAACTGCCCTGGTTCAGATCTATTCAAAAGGCAAGGTATCAGCCGAAGAACTTTCCGGGCAACTCGGTGAACGCTTCCCAGCAGCCGTGACTAAGTTTGCAAAGGCAAATGATATGGAAGCTGCAAGTTTGCAGAAGATGTTGAAAGATGGAACGGTAGGTCTAGATATGCTTGAGAAATTTGTAATTTCTCTTGGTAAAGAATATATTCCAATTGCTAAAAAGATTGCTCAGTCAAGTGAAGAAGCAGGCGCAAGAGCAAGAGTTGCGTTTAATGAATTACGAATATCTGTTGGTAAACAATTAATTCCTATTGGAGAACAATTCCAAGAGATTGGTATTCAAATTTTAACAACTATTTTGCCAGCAGTTGTAACTATTGCTCAGGCCATGCTTCCTGTTTTCAAAGCTATAGCTGACACAATTCAATTTGTAGTTGATAATTTCCATGTACTTGCTTCTGTTCTGGCTGTTGCTGGAGGTGTTGCTGTTGGCGTAGCTATACAAGTTAGTGGTTTAGGGGCTGCTTTAGCAGGATTAAATTTAGCAATAGTAGTGAAGCAAATAGGAGGACTGATTTTTGCTTTAAAGGCAATGACAATTGCTCAATACAAAGCAAATATTGCTGCTTTTGCTAATCCTTATGTTGCGTTAGCTGCTGGTCTTACTATTGCTACAATTGCTGCTTATAGGTTCGCTACAGCAAACGATAGATTAAAAGCAAAATTATCATCTGGGGATGCAAGCGAAGAAGATGTAAATAAAGTATTTAAGAGAAGATTAGAAATTCAAAGAGAAATTACAAAATTGGAAAATAGCGATCAAAAGAGAGGCAAAGCAGGTAGGGCAGGTAAAATCAAAAAATTAAAAGAAGAATATGACGAGTTAACTATTGCAATAGAAGAGTTTAGAAAAGCAGTAGAAGATGGAGCTTCTATAGAAGAGTTAATGAAAAAAGCCATGCAAATGCCTGGTATGGGAGGAGATGGAACAGGTAAATCACCGTTAGCAAAGTTTGCAGATGATTTAAAAGATTTCAAACCAGCCGTTGAAGACGCTGTGGTAGGTGCATTCGGAAAATTAGAAGATACGATTATGGATTTTGTTCAGACAGGAAAACTTGCCTTTGGAGATTTAGCTCGTTCAATTATTGCTGATATGGCAAGAATTGCGGTAAGAGCAGCAATTGTTAAACCTTTGATGAACTTTATGTTCCCAGGTCTTTTTGCTAATGGAGCAGCCTTTGCTGGTAATAATATTGTTCCTTATAGAAAAGGTGGAGTTGTTAATAGTCCAACAATGTTCAAATATGGTGGGTCACAATTAGGGATCATGGGGGAATCGGGCCCGGAAGCCATAATGCCTCTCAAGAGAGGAAAGAGTGGGAAACTTGGAGTTGAAATGCATGGTCGTGGTGGAGGTGGAGTAACAAATGTGAATTACACAGGTCCAACATTGAATTTCAATGGTGATGAGTATGTTCCTAAGTCTGCGGTAGGTAGCATTGTTAATGCTGCTGCAAATAAAGGTGCGAACATGGGTGAAACAGCAACAATAAAATCATTGCAAAATAGTCGTTCAGCTAGAGGGAGGATTGGAATTAGATGAGTATTGTTCCAATAATTACGTTCATAGAAATCTATGATCCAAAATTAGTGCCATCGTCTGGAGATATAATTCATGCCGTTCAACATCGATTTCAAAACAGTGAACCAAGTTTGAATGGTATTCAATGGTCTGGTCCAGATCCAGCGCATACCACAAATCACAAATTTAGTTTTCTTGCTTTTATCTATCAAGGAGCAACCAGAACAAAAGATGGAAGTAATCTTGAGTCTGCTTTGATTTTGGCTAATGAAAGCAATGATAGAGAAGGTGTCCCTTCAGTTGGTGCAAATAAATTATCAATGAGTTATGCAGCAGAAGCTGTCAACAATGGTTGGAGTGTTAGGGTTTCTACCTGTCAGATGACTGATACAACATTTAGTTCAATAAAAACAATATTGGCTACTGACATATGGAAAATAGTTTCAATGGGTTATGACAATGCATCAATTGAGATTTTACTAACTTCTTCTATAGATGCTGTAGGTGGGAATACTGGACGTTTTTTAACAAGCAGTTTAGTAGGGCATTTACCTGTTACAGCACAAATTCAAACAAGGTGAAGACTGCAATGTTGTTAGGGTTGCCTTATCGATTAGGGGCTAATCCAGATCAACACAAAGCTGCTGATTGCGTAAGTCTTGCTGGACAAGTTATTAGAAATTATGGAATAGATTTTCCTACTCAAGAACGGCATTGGTACAGGCGATTAAGACAAAAAGATTATGAGGTATTTCGTGATGAACTAAAAAAGTGGGGAACACTCACAACAACCGCTAATATTGGAGTTGTAGCTCTCTGCAAAGCAGAAAAAGGTTACGGATTAGCAGTTTATTGGAAAGGCGGTTGGCTATCATTCGTAGACAAGACGGTTCG